AAGTCCTTCCCCCATTCCAGCGCCTTCCCCGGCAGCGAGGTGATGAAGCTGATGGCGGACTGGAACCCGGACTGCACTACGCTCCCCAGGGAGGAAAGCGCGGAGCCGATGCCGGAAACCATGGCCTTGAAAGCGTTCACCGCCGCCTGTTTCAGATTGGACGCAATGGACGACACCAGGTTTTTCAGCCCGTTCCAGGCGGACGAGGCTGTATTCTTGATTGCCGTCCAGATATTTGCGATTGTGGTTTTCAGCCCGTTGAACAGGATGGAAACGTGGTTCGCAAGCCCCTGCGCCAGCGAGCCGACCACCTGCTTGATGCCGTTCCAGATATTGGACGCCGCATTCTTGATGTTGTTCCAGATGTTGGCGGCGTCCTCCTTCAGCTTGGTAAAATTCCCGGTCACCAGGTCGATCAGCAGAAGCACCGGCCCAAGCACCACATTCTTGATCAGCTCCCAAGCCCCGGAAGCCGCCGTCTTGATGCCGTTCCAAATGCCCTGCAGCGTCGTGGAGAGGTTCTCCCACAGGGAGCGTATCATGTCCACAATCCCCGTCAGCACGGGATTGTTCATCATGTTCGTCCAGATATTGCTGAAAAAGTCACCCACGGACTGCCACAGCCCGCTCCACCACTCAGGAATCCCCTGGAAAAACGACACCAGCGAATTCCACGCACCTGGTATGGTTTCCGTAAAGAACGAACAGATGGCCTGCCATGCAGACACAAAAAATTCCTTGACCTGCGACCAGATGGCATTGACCGCATCACGGAACCATCCGCACTTGTTATACAGCACCACGAGGATTGCCACCACCGCGGCAATCGCCAGAGGCACCCATCCGATAGCCGCAACCACCGCAGAGATGGCCGGGATCACCGTCCCGGATACAAAACCTATCACGCCGGAAATTGCCCCGGCTATCTGCGGCACCACCGTCATGATGGTCCCGATCGCGCCGACCACCTTCCCGATGACGATCAGCACCGGCCCCAGGGCAGCCGCCACCAAGGCAACCGTGACAATGATCTTTTTCGTGCCCTCGTCCAGGCTGTTCAGCCAGTCCACAAGCCCCTGTATCCACCCCACGATCTGCCGGATGTACGGCATCAGCATCTCGCCGATGGAGATGGCAAGCTCCTCCAGCTGGCTCTTCAAAATCGTGAGTTGCCCCGCAAGGTTATCCTGCATGGTCTCCGCCATCTTCTCCGCCGTGCCGTCACAGTTGCTGATGGCGCTGTTCAGCTTCTCGATGTCGCCCGGCGCGGCATTCATCACCGCAAGGAACCCGGACATGGCATTCTTCCCCACCAGCGCCTCCGCATTGGCCGCTTTCTCCGATTCGGACATCTGCGCGAATGCCGCCCGGCAGTCCGTGAGGATGTCCCCAAGGCTCCTCATGCTCCCGTCCGTGTTGGTGGTCTGCACCGTCAGCTCCCCGAAAGCATCCCCGGTAAACTTCACTTCCCCGGTGAGGTTGGTCATCATGGAGCGCATGGCCGTGCCTGCCTGGGAGGACTTGATGCCCGCATTCGCCATCAGGCCGATGGCCTCTGCGGTATCCTCTGCGGAAAAACCGAGTGCGCCGGCCACGGGCGCACAGTATTTAAACGTCTCGCCCATCATGGATACGTTCGTGTTGGCATTCGAGCTTGCCGCCGCAAGGATATCCGCGAAATGCCCGGAATCCTCCGCCGACAGCCCCAGGGCGGTCAGCGCGTCCGTCACGATGTCCGAGGTGGTCGCCAGATCCTCCCCGGAGGCTGCGGCAAGGTTCATGATGCCCTCGATGCCGGAGAGCATATCGTTCGTCTTCCAGCCGGCCATGGCCATGTAGTTCATCGCCTCCGCCGCCTCGGATGCGGAGAACTTGGTCTTGCTGCCCATCTCACGGGCCTTATCCCGCAGGGCTTCCAGGTCCTTCCCGGTCGCCCCGGACACAGCCGCCACCTGGCTCATGGCGGAGTCGAAGTCGGAAGCCACCTTCACGGCAGCCGCGCCAAGCCCGCCCACCGCCGCAGTGACGGGCATCAGCTTCTGCCCCACGCCCTCAATGGCGGAGCCGACCGTCTTTAACTTCTCCCCCGTGGCGGCAATCTTCTGCAAAGCCACGGCGGACTGCCCCGCCTGCCGCTCCAGGTCACGCAGGTTGTTTTCCGTCTCGATGATCTCCCGCTGGAGGGCATCGTACTGGCTCTGGGAAATCTCGCCCCTTGCCAGCGCGTCATTCGCCTGCTCCGCCGCCGTTTTCAGCGTCTCCAGCTTTTCCTTCGTTTCCGAAACCGCCTGGCCGAGCAGCCGGTGCTTCTGCGCCATCAGCTCCGTGTTGCCGGGGTCGAGCTTCAGCAGCTTCTCCACGTCCTTAAGCTGTGACTGCGTGTTCCGTATCTCCGTGTTCACGCCTTTTAGCGCCGTCTGGAGCTTCGTGGTGTCGCCGCCAATCTCTACCGTAATCCCTTTTATCCTGTTTGCCGCCACACCAACACCCCCTTAACGGCGCAAAAAAAGCCCGGCTGCCCAGGCGTTATCAAAAAAATCCAAATCTGCGGTTAAAATAAATCGAACTCGTCCTGCCCTGCGATAATGGAGTAGTCCGCGCTGTCATTGCTGCTCTCCGCGTACATATCGTTGACCATGCCGATGGTCAGCAAATCTAAATCCCGGATGGAGATGCCGAGCTGCACACACCGCAGCAGGAACAGCGGCGTGGTCATCGGGCGGTCAGTTGCGCGAAGTTTTTTTTAGCCTCCACGTCGGTCTTCACGTTCAGCCCCCACAGCTCGATGAGCTGCGGCAGCACCTGGTAGATGGAGAACGTGCCGAAACCGTCCAGCCATTCCTCCGGCGTGTCCGGGATGGAAGGGTCAGCATGCTTCGCCATGATGAAGGCGATGTTCTCGAACAGCTCCAGCGAGAATAAGTCCAGGTTGGAATTCTCCTCATCGCTTTTCCCGATGCTCTTTTCCAGCGCGCTCAGATCCTTATAAATATCCCGGTGGAATTTAATGCGGTAAATGCGCGGCACGGCCGCCGATGCCCGGAACGGCACCTCTTTCCCGTCAATCTCGATCTTCCTCGTCATGCTCATGCCGTTCCCTCCCCGTTACCCTGATCTTCCCCGCCGCCTGTCTCATCCGCAGCCGCGGGCATATACACTGCCTTGTACCAGTCCTTATAGACCGTCTCGTCCGTGGAATCCCCGGTCTTCGCCTTCACCATGCCGTCCGCCAGGGGCGTTGCCTTGATGGTGAGCGTCTCCGTCTGCACCTCCCGGCTCTCCTCGTTGGTCTTGCCCTCAATGCCGGGGCGGGACGCGGAGCAGTTGTAGAGGACGTGGCGGATGTGCCGCTGGTCGCCGTCAAACTCAAAGAGCAGCGCAAAAGCCGCAAGCTCCGCCGAGGCGTTCTCGATCAATACTCCCTTGCTGTCCAGTTCCTCCCTTAAAGCGTCTTTGCGGAAAGACTCCGGGATCATGGCAAGCTCCAGGTCGCCGTCATAGCCCATGTTGTTGTTGATGACATAGTAGGCCGTCCCGTCCGCATAGAAATTTTCCGGCTCGCCGTTGGCGTCCAGCGAGATGGACACCGAGCCGGGCATCGGGACGGGCGTGCCGTAGGACACCGCCCCGTCCTCCGAAATATTGAGCATTGCATAATGCGTGTTTTTCAGGTTGTATTTTACTTTGTTCTTTTTATTCTGCATTCCTCATACCTCCCATCCAAAAATATACAGGACTTCATAGAGCCGCTCGCTACTGATCCATGTTTCCGATTTATTGTAGAAGACCTCGTGCGCGTCCAGCACATCCTCCACCCGTTTCTCCATCTCCGGGTCTTTCTTATCGGTGTAGATCTCCACATGGACATTTGCGCCCTTGTGGTACACCTTCCCGTCCGCCGCAAAGTTGTCGCTCCCCGGAATGAGGTAGCAGAGGAACGGAGGCTCCGGCGACTCCCCTTCCGCGAAATGGTCATAGGCGGAGGGGATTCCCATCTCCGCGATCATGCTTACAAGTTTTTCCATAAATACATCACCCCCTTAAAGCCTTTTCGATCTCCTGCTCCAGCGTCCGCCCCGCCCTTTCTTCCGCAGGCGCGATGTGCGCCCTTCCGGGGACGCGCCCGCCGCCCCGCTTCGCATGGCCGAATTCCAGGAGGTGCGAGAGCTGGTAGCGGTTCCTGGAATGCACCACCAGCTCAATGGAGTTGGAAGTCTCTTTTACATTCTTCACTGACCAGCTCTTCGCATAGGCGCCCGTGTCCTTCGGCGCGCCCTCCTGGATATCCTTCTTCACGGAATTCCCCGCTTTTTTTACTGCCTTTTTCAGCTCATCCGCCGCAAGGTCCGCATACTCCGTCAGCCCTTCCATCACTGCGGCCGCGAGCTGGTCAATCCTTACCCTGTCCGACATTTCACCGCCCCGCTTTCTCACACTTGAATTTCAATGCCCGTTTTTTATTGTTCAGATGGTCTACCTTTAAAATGTCATAAATGCCGCCGTCCCACAGGATACGGAAGCCCGTGGTGTCCACAGCCTTTGCTTTCCTGCAGAAACGCACCGTGAAGCTGATGTCCGGGTGCGCCACGGTCTGTCCCGCCGCCCCGGTTTCCGCAGAGGACTTCCCCTGGGAATCGCTGATGGTGGCATGGCAGGAATAGTAGTCCGTCCACACATTTTCATGGTTCCCGATGGCATCGGACACCATTTCATTTTTCTGGAACATGATCCGCACGTTCATTGCCGCCACATCCATCAGAACGCCTCCTTCCTTGCCCCAAAGAGCAATGCCCGCAGGGTGAGCGTGAGGGCGCGGTGGTCGGCCTCCTCCCGGTGTTCGTAGAGGTAGGCCGCCGCATACAGCACGGAGATTTTTGCGTTCTCCACGGCAGAAAACTCTTCCAGTGAATCCATCCGCGCCACGTCCATGCAGAGGCGTTCCGACGCCCCGATGATGCTTTCAATCAGGGCGTCATCCTCGTCATAGTCCACACGGAGGTAGTTCTTCATCTCGTTAAGCGTCACCACCATGCCGCCACCGCCTTCCATCAAAATCTGTATTTTTTTATGAGCCGGATGCCGCTTTCTGCGCCAGCACCTTCACCGCTTCCGCAAGGATCAGCTTGCCGTCCACACGCTGCGTGGCGAGGAAGCCCACCTGCCCGGTCGCCGCGAACAGCTCGTTCAGGCGCTTGAAGCTGCGCCCCTGCCGGTCGGCAATCCAATAGTAGCTGAAATCACCGAAGGCGATGGTCTTTGCGCCCGCGGCCATGGCCGGCATATACGCCGAGGTCTTGATGGGGCGGCCTAAGATCATGTCCGGCGTCCCGGCTGCCAGGGACGGCTGCCAC